AGACGGTGGAGCGCCGGGACGCCGAGGCCCGGGAGCGCGCTGGGCTGGCCCCCCGCAACAGCTTCGCCCCGCGGGAGCGCACCGATGCATAGGTGCCCGAACTGCGGCTCGCACAAGCAACGTGTCTTCGACACCCGCACCTACAAGGCCACGGTGCGTCGGCGCCGCGGCTGCCTCATCTGCGACGAGCGATGGACGACGTTCGAGGTCACCGAGGCGGCCTACGCGGCCTTGCGCGACATCGACGGGATGCTCGACCGCATCGGCCGATCAATTGCCACTTCGGCGGCAGTGCTAGACGACGCGCGTGGTGAAGGCCTGCTGATCCAGCAGGATTTCGGGCTGCTTGTCGACAGCGTGAAGCGCCGCAAGCGCGGGCGGGTTCAGGCCGCTTGCGAAGCCTCCCAAGCCACAGGAGCCTGACGTGATCGTCCCAGAAATCACTGACCACGCTCTCCTTCGGTGGATGGAGCGCGTCCACGGCGTCGACGTCGAGGGCTGGCGAGCGCTCATGCGGCTCGAGGTTGAGGATGCGCTGCAGGCCTACGAAGGCCGCCGGCATCAAAGCGAGGCGGCGTTCGTGGTGAACGGCCCCCGTGTCGTCACCACCCTTGGGCCTGGACAGGTGCCGAGGCTCGACTTCGCGGGCTCGGCTTACGTGCCGCGCCTGCCCTGACTGCCGCCAACCCCCCTCCCGTAGCGTACCGAGGAACAGCCGCCATGGCGAAGACGCGAGGCAACACCGCAGGGATGGTGTTCGAGCCCCGGCGCATCATCGACCCGACCCGGGCGTGGTACGCCGTGAACGTGCTGACGGCTCGGGAGGAAGGCGTCTCGGCCGACATCGCGGACGCGGGCGGTGACGTGTGGCTGCCCCGGTTCCGCACGGTGATCGCGCGCCGGGGCAAGCGTCGCGAGGTCGAGCGCCGGTTCTTCCCCGGCTACGTCTTCGTCGGGCTGGAGCACGCTGCCGACATGCGCCGGGTGCTGCTCGACACCGAGGGCGTGCTGGGCGTGCTCGGCAACCCGGATCCGGCCCGCATCCCGGCCGGCGTGATCCAGGCCGTGGCCGACCGCCTGACAGGCAACGTCAAGTCCGAGCGGGTGCAAGCCGCAGCGCTCTACGTCATCGGCGAGATGCGGCCCGTGGTGTTCGGCGCGTTCGCCTCGTTCCTGGCGCAGATCACCGAGGTATTGCGGAATGGGCGCATCAAGGCAGACGTCGAGATCTTCGGCAGGCGAACGCCCTGTGAGTTCGAGCCGCGAGACCTTGGTGCGCCCTTGACTTCGGCAAGCGCTTGAACAAGTTCGCTTGTGGACGATCGGATGTGAGCAGCGCTCGACAGTGGGTGCGCCTGCCGACCCCGAGACGGATGCGAGGCCGCAAATGGCTGCATCCTCTCACGAAGGGCGAGTTGTCCCCGATTTTAGAGTTCGATGCGGCAGGCGGGAAGCAGACGCCGGGCCGGTCCTGTGTTCGCAGGGGCTGCTGAATAGGCGGAGTGACGACCCGCAAGGCGCATAACCTTGGTCGGGAGACAAGGCCGAGAGCTCCGCAAGGAGCAGCGCCTACCATTGCTGGAGCAGCGCCCGGCCCGCATCGAAGCCACCACACAATGAAGCAGCGCTATAGCCGCAGCGCCGAGGCGGATGCGTACCGGGCGCTCTACAAGCTGCCCCTGTGGCGTCACCCGACCCGTGGGCTCCGAGCCCAGCAACTCGCCAAGCAGCCCCTATGTGAGCGGCACCAGCGCCGAGGCGAGATCGTCGCCGCCGACACGGTGAACCATAGGACGCCGCACAAGGGCGACATGGCCCTGTTCAGCGACCCGACCAACCTCGAAAGCACCTGCGCCGCCTGTCACTCCAGCCTCATCCAATCGGAGGAGAGGCGAGGACACACCATCGGGTGTGACGCGGGTGGACGGCCGATCGATCCGACGCACCCTTGGAACCGTCGCTGACCAGCCGGCCAAGGATACGGGACAAGGGCCCGGATAGGGCACAAGAGGTCAGATACAGGACAAGGCCCCTTTCTGACGTCACTGGGGGGTAGGCAAAAGTCTGGGAGGTCGCGAGTTGCGGACCAGCGCCCCTCCTCCCTTCGCATTCGAAGCAGTTTTCCGAAGGGGGGTTTCCCCCACCCCTTCGGGGTGGAGCCCCAATGAGCATGACGGCCATCGACGGCGGCGACGGCGCCCCGCCTGAACCGGACTGGTCTCAGGTCTATACGGACCCCTTCGACCTCGCCTTCGCCGCGGAGCAGTGGGGCGCGATCATCCGCGAGATGCGCGACCGCGCCATCCTGGCCGTGGCGAACGGCCACGCGGTCAAGCGCCTGGTCGAGTTCCGCGTGCAGTACGAGCGCGCCGCCAAATACCTCGCCGAGCACGGCCCGGTCGTGAAGGCGAAGCGCACCGGCGTCCCGCAGATCAACCCGTACTGGACGATCATGCGGCAGGCCGACGAGGCGGTGGCGCGGGCGGAGGCTGAACTCGGCCTCGCGCCGGTGCGGCGCCAGAAGGCCGCGAAGGTCGAGCGCAAGGCGAGACAGGCCCGTGCCGCGGACAACTACCTCAGGCCGGCCGGCAACGGCTGATCCGACGACCGCCTGGGCTCAGGACGTCGTCGACGGCCGCATCCTCTCGGGCGAACTCGTGCGGTACGCCGCCGAGCGGCACCTGCGTGACCTGAAAGATGGCCCGGCCCGCGGGCTGCACTGGCGGCCGGAGAAAGCGGCCCATCCGCTCGGGTTCTTCCCGGCGGTCTTGAGCATCACCGCCGGCGCAAAGGTCGGCGAGCCCTTCCACCCGCTGCCGTGGCATCGGTTCGTGATCGGGTCGCTGTTCGGCTGGCGCAAGGACAGTGGTCGGATGCGGTTTCGGGCCGGCTGGCTTGAGACCGGGAAGGGTCAGGCTAAGAGCCCGCTGATGGCGGCGATTGGCCTCTACCTGATGGGCTGGGCCGGCATCCACCGGTCGCAGATTTACGCCATCGGCCAAGACAAGGCGACGGCGAACGTGCTGTTCGGCGACGCGGTGGCGATGTGCCGGGCGCCGATCCCCGGCAGCGAGGACGAAACCGAGACCCTGGAGTTCCGGGGCGACGTCATCATCCGCGGCGAGGGCGACAACGCCTGGAAGCTGGAGCATCCCGACACGCAGTCGATGTTCCGCTCGCTCGCGAACGGCGAGGCCATCTCCGGCCCGCGGCCGACGGCGGTGCTCGCCGACGAGATCCACGAGTTCAAGGCGAACGTCTCCATCGAAACGTGGCGGCGCGCCATCGCGAAGATGCCCGGCGACGCACTGATGCTGTTGGGGACGAACACCCCGGCCAGCACGCAGATCGTCGGCACGGACTACAGCGAGTTCTTCCAGAAGGTCGCCCGGGGCGAGATCCGCGACGACGAGGCGTTCGCCTTCGTCGCCCGCGTCGACAAGGCGGACCGCGAGACGGTGTTCGAGAACGAGGCGTGCTGGTCGAAGGCGCTGCCGGCGCTGGGCGTCACGTTCCCGATCGAGAACATCCGCGGCGAGGTGAACACGGCGAAGCAGCTGCTCTCCACCGCCCTGTCGGTGAAGCGGCTGTATTTCGGGATCCCGGTCGGCGCGACGGATTTCTGGATCGCCGAGGAAGCCTGGGCCGCGGTCCAGGGCGTGGTCGACCCGGAAGAGATGAAGGGCCGGCCGTGCTGGCTCTCCCTCGACCTCTCGAAGAAGAACGATTTGACCGCCCTGACGGCGGTGTGGGTGGGCGAGGACGGGCACCTCTACGCCTACACCTGGTATTGGACGACGAAGGACGGCCTCGCCGACCGCTCGCGCGCCGACCAGACGCCCTACGAGCAATGGGTCGAGGCCGAGCACCTGACCGCAGTTCCGGGCGCCGTCATCGACAAGAGCTTTGTCGCCGCAGAGGTGGCGCAGCTCGTCGCCGAGCACGATGTGCAGTTTCTGGCCTTCGACCCGGCCGGCATGGCCGATTTCATGGCGGCGTGTGAGGAGATCGCCCTGCCGGTGTGGCGCTGGAAAGGCGCCGACGAGCCGCAGGGCGAGGGGCTGAAGCTCGTCGCCCACGGGCAGGGCAACAAGGTCGCCTACGAAGACCGTCAGCTCGTGATGCCGCGGTCGATCGAGCGCCTGGAGGATCGGATCCTCACCAAGCGCATCACGATCGCGCACTCGCCCGTCACCTACGCCTGCGCGGCCAACGCGCAGATGCTGCCGGACGGGCAGGGCAACCGGTCCTTCGACAAGCGCCGCTCTCGCGGACGGATCGACGGCATCGTCACCATCGCCATGGGCGTCGGAGCGGCGACGATGAACGAGACGCCCACCTTCGAACCCGATGCCTGGATCGCGAGCTACGCATGAAATGGCTGCGCCGAGCCTTCGGGCTCGACGGTGCGAAGGACATTGAGCCGTGGCGGTCGGGGCTGGCCTCGACCGAGAACGGCAACAACTTCGTCACCAATCAGGT